GTGCCTGCGAATAAAGGTAAGAAGATGTCGCCAGAAATATATGAAAAAGTGAAACATACTATGTTTCAGAAAGGACACGCTCCGCAAAACCATAGACCAGTTGGAAGTGAAAGAGTATCTAGGGATGGCTATATTGAAATAAAAGTTGCCGAACCCGATAAATGGAAATTAAAGCACAGGGTGCTCTGGGAAGAAAGCAGAGGAAAGATACCTAAGGGCTCAATTTTAATCTTTGTAGACGGGAATAAGCAGAATGTAGTCCTGGACAACCTTCGACTGATTGAGAGAGGTACGCATGCGGTTATGAATCATGAAGGACTGTGCAATTATGAAGGAGAATTTAAAGATACAGCAATAGCCATAGCTGCCCTTAAGCGGCAGACTTCTGTAAGAAAGAAAAAATAACTAACCTGGCATTTAGTGGAAGATGAGACATGAGTAGAGAAATATTATTTAAGGCAAAACGGACAGGTAATGGAGAAAATTGGAAACCAAAAACACAGATTAGCAATTTAGAGGAGGAGAAATAAATGCTGATACCAGCAATTTTAAAAAAAGAGGAAATCTTACATGAATTTCAAAAGCTGCAATATACTGATGACCTGATGTATGAAGTCGGTTGTTGTGATAACTATATGCCAGATATAGCAGAAGAGCCATGCAAAGAAACGTATCAGTTTGCGATTGTCGATAGTAAAGACAAACTTGTCGGTTATGTTAGTTATGGAATTGACTGGTATTCTTCACAGGCGTATAGGTTCGGACTTATGTCTTTCGACAAAGGAAACCCTTTGATTGGGAGAGCATTATTCGAAATCATGGAGAATTTAATCAACAAATTAAAGCTACATCGAATTGAATGGGGTATGGTTAGCGGGAATCCGGTTGAAAGGCATTATGATAAATTTTGCGAGAAGTATAATGGCAGAAAGATTGTGCTAAGGGATACACTTAAGGATAGGCTTGGTGAATATCACGACAGTATCATTTATGAAATAATTAGGATTTAAAGGAGCGATCGGAAAATGAAAGGTAAACATTGGGAATGCAAGTATTGTGATTGTACATCGAAAAGTCAATCACCGTATGAAGAAAAAGGATTTTATGTGTGTTCAAGATGCGGAGCCGAGTGGGAAGATTGTAAAATCCTGGTCGAAGACGAGGATTATGACGATGAGGAATATTAGGGGTTAGGAGGAAAGGACAATGGATGACAATAAGGCAATTGAGGTATTAAAAAACAATGTTCCTAAGACGTGTAAAATGGTCGGTGGACGTTATCAAGGTGGTTTTGACGATTGGGAATCTGATATGGGGCAGGCTATAGAAACGGCGGTGTCCGCACTTAAAAAGAAGATACCGCAGAAACCCGTGAAAGTTAATGATGCTGAAATTAGGTACACGGATAGTTACAGATGCCCTGCTTGTGGTAGTGGTTTTACAGGCACAGGAATAGCAGATTACTGTTATCACTGCGGACAGGCACTGAATTGGGATATTTTAATGTTTGCTGACAATGATACAGCACAGCCAGGACTTATGCCGGCAATATAAGTTGACTGGGCGTTTAGGAGGAAGGATGGTAGAAAGTAGATGAAAGAGCAAGGATTCAAGGATGGAGATAAAGTAAGGTGGTTTTTAAATCCAGCAGAGTATATCACTGGTGTTGTTGTGGAAGTTTGTGGTGATGGAACGGTATGGGTAGAGCATAGCAACGGACAACAACGACATTACGAGGAAACAGAATTGGTACGGCATAATCAATAACTTAGCATTTAGATAACAAAAAATAGCCACCCGGCCTGCAGATAAATTGGTGGTATAAAAGCAGGCCAAAGGCTGGCAACATGATAATTATAAGGCTTCAGAGCCAAAAAGGCAAACAGAACAAACGAAGGAGATGAATTATGAACCCAGAAGAGACACGTATACGAATACTGCTGAAAATGGATGAGGTGATTCCGGCTCTTGCGACGAACCGGGATCCCGAGTTTAACGAACAGGTAAGCTGCGTTATATGTAACTTGGCAAGCGCCTATAAAGACTTAGACCAACAAAAAATTAATAGGCGCCTGAAAGCATACGAGGACACCGGCCTTACTCCGGAGGAGATCGAACGGCTCAAACGCTTTGTCCTTGGACGAGAGGCAGGTGATACGGATGCATAGGCAGAAGAGGGACAGGCATACGCTTAAGAGCGACCGGAAGAATAACTTTGGAGAACTGTCCAGCAGGGATCCCGGGGAGAAGGCAAGGGAGTGGATGCGCCGGCCGGCCTACGCCCCGGGGGAGTTATCCTTCCAGGCAAGGCTCATGATAAGGAGCCAGGGCAGGCAGATGGAGCATGAAAGCGTTGACCGGTATGTAAGGAGGCAGGAACTTGGAAGGAGATAATTACGGGATTATGGAAGGGTATAACAACCTGCTGGTCGCCGTAGTCAAGCAGGCGGCAATAGACTACCGCAGGGCGCTGAAGCGGCTGATCCGGAAGCCGGGCTGTCCGGAGGCGCTGCAGATGGTTGACGAATGCGAGCGGTTCTTCCGGCGCGACATGGCGAACTACGTGAATCTTGATGGAGAGAAGGTCATAGCAGCCCTGCGCGAGAAGGTCTACAAGGAGATGGGATTATGCCGTTGAAAGATGCCTTTGGCCGATACCAGAGGAACAGGCGCGAGATCGCGTTGATAGATGCCGCGCTGGCCAGGCTGGAAGCGCAGCTTGACGGGGTCGCGATCGTCCGTGGGAAGGTTACGAAGTCCAGCGACGACTATCCTTACATAGAGGAGCATGTACCTGTCGAGATGCCGGAGCCGAGGGAGGCCTTACGGATCCGGGAGAAGATAGACTTGAAGGAGAAGCGGCGGAGCGAGATCGCGCAGGAGATGCGCCAGGTGGAGGAATATATCGAGGGGATGCCGGAGGGAATGGACAGGCAGATCTTCGAGATGGTATATCTTGACGGGATGACGCAGCAGGAGGTGGGAGAGATCCTGAATCTTGAAAGAAGCGGAATATCAAAAAAGATTAAAGCGCATTTTGAACTTTCACAACTTTCACATTTATAATGTGCTATTATTATACTGACAGAAGTGGATATGATTGACGTATCACTTGTTTCCTCCAAGTTTATGATAACAGAGAAAGGGCGCTTTGCTTTGGCGGGGCGTCTTTTCGTTGCATAATGCCCCCAAATGGGATAATATGGAGATGTGTTTATTATGCAAGAATATGGAGGACATCATGAGAAATTACAAATTTAAATGGGTGCTGATTGTGGCTATAATAGCGATTTATACACTCTTTGTATCTATTTTAACTAAGGTGAATAACCCAATTATAAGTACAAATAATGATTGGATTGGCTACTATGGATCCATTATGGGCGGGATCCTAACTCTCCTCGGGGTTAAAATGACAATAGATTATAGCAGAGAGCAGAGCAAAATGGATACGATAAATAAGGTTGTGCCTACATTTAAAATGACGGCCTTTGCTAGTACAGAAAGTGAAAGAAAATATGATTATTTAGGGAATATATCTAACCAATTATATAATGGCGAGAAAATTTGTGCAGGAATATCACTTGAATTGCAGAATATAGGATTAGGGAATGCCTATAACTTTAAGTTTTATTTTTCATCGGATAATTTTAAAAAGGATGGACCCGTGTGGGGATTAGAATCTGTTGACAAGGATAGCAAAGCGAATAATACCTTTACCTTTGACATCGAAAAGCCCGTAATCCAAGGTATCCATAGCATAAATTTAGCGTGGAGGTATGAAGATATGCTGGGGAATGAATACGAGCAGATTAGTACGGTGACATTAGAAGCCATAGAAGCTCCAAATGGAGATGCAACCTATACTGTTTCAAATATAAATACATCAAATGCTAATTTGAAGAAAATAAAGATGTGATAAGAAGGCACCCTCCGGGGTGCTTTTCTAATGCAGAAAATTAAGCCGGATTGGAAGGTGGTGACGTGAGTGAGACGCAGAATTATATATTAGCAGAGCAGGACTACATGGCGGGGATGAAGTATAAGGATATCGCTGACAAGTACGGAGTCTCCCTCAATACGGTAAAATCCTGGAAGGTCAGGCATAAATGGGACAAAAAAAGTGTGCACACAAAATCAGAAAAGGTGTGCACACAAAAAAAGAAGCACGGCGGCCAGCCCGGGAACAAGAATGCGGTCGGGCACGGCGCGCCTAAAAGGAACAAGAATGCCGAGAAATTCGGATTCTTCTCGAAGTACCTTCCGGAAGAGACCGTCTCCATCATTCAGGAGATGCCCGCCGATCCCCTGGACGTCCTATGGGACCAGATACAGATTGCCTATGCCGCCATCATACGGGCGCAGCAGATCATGTACGTCCGTGACCGGGATGATCTGACCACGACGCAGATCCAGGAGAAGAACGGGGATTCTGTGACTGAGGAGCGCTGGGAGGTGCAGCAGGCCTGGGACAAGCAGGCCTCTTTCCTGAAAGCGCAGGCCAGGGCGCAGTCGGAACTGCGCAGCATGATCCGGCAGTATAAGGAGCTGGCAGAGAGGGTCGGAGGAAAGCAGGAGGCGATAGACCGCCTGGATGAGATACTGAAGGGAGTGCGCGAGAATGCAGCTAAGCAGGAAGCAGAATGAGTACATCGTGCATGCGACGCATAGATGGAACATCAAGTCCGGTGCCGTCCGATCGGGGAAGTCGTATGTGGATACGTCCTTCGTGATTCCCTCCCGGATCCGGGAGAGATCAGGCAAGCCCGGGCTGAATGTGATCCTGGGCGTTTCCAAGGAATCGATAGAGCGTAACGTGCTGCAGCCGATGAGGGAGATATACACGGAGTCACTGGTCGGCACGATCAACAGCCGGAACGTTGCCAGGATCTGCGGCGAGGATGCCTATTGCCTTGGAGCCGAGAAGATCAGCCAGGTGGCCAAGATCCAGGGATCCAGCATCAAGTATTGCTACGGGGATGAGGTGGCGAAATGGAATAGAGAGGTATTCCAGATGCTGAAATCCCGTCTGGATAAGCCGTATTCCTGTTTTGACGGGTCCTGCAATCCGGAGCATCCCACGCACTGGCTCAAGGAGTTCATAGATGATGACAGGCTGGACATCTACCTGCAGAGATACACGATCTTCGATAATCCATTTCTGGATCCTAGATTTGTGGAAGAACTATGTAAGGAATACGAGGGCACGATCTACTATGACCGCCTTATCCTTGGATTATGGAAGCGGGCTGAGGGTGCGATCTACAAGAAGTATGCAGACAATCCAGAGGCTTTCCGGTGTGTGATAGTGGATGATAAGACGAAAATTACAAAACCCGGTCAGCTTCATGCGGGGGATCTGAGTGACATCACAGTCGGCATTGACTTCGGCGGTACCAAGTCCGGCCATGCATTTGTAGCAACGGCGAACACGGGATATTATGACCGCCTGATCGGACTGATGAGCCGGCGGTATATGGCTAAGGACGGGCAGGAGTATGACAGCAATGACATTGACCGGCTGACACTGGAGTTCATATCGGAGGTGCAGAAGAAATACGGTCCGGTGGAATATGTCTACTGGGATAATGCAGAGACCGTACTCGGTACCGGAGTGAAGAAGGCGGTAGGCAGGATGTATCCCGGTATTGTAGTCCGTCCAGCAAGAAAACATAGAATCAAAGACAGGATCGACTGTGCAGTCCGTTTGATCGGAGCCGGTCGGTTTTTTCATACATCAGACTGCGAGACGCTGTCAACTGCGTTGCAGGATGCGGTCTATAACAAGGACAAGCTGGATGATGAGAGGCTGGATGACGGAAGCACGGACATCGATAGTCTGGATGCGTTCGAGTATACCTATGAGCGCGACATGAAGAAATATCTGGAGTGATGGAGGGATTCATGTTTGAGAGAATAAAGAACCTCCTGAAAGGAGTGTGGAATAGAATGTTCCCAGTGACAACGATAGAGACGGCACTAGGATGCAAGGTAGCCCTGTCTTCTGCGATGGTGGGTAAGATTGACTACTGGAACGCCATGCTGACAGGAAAAGCGGAGTGGTGCGATAACTTTGTAACTTCTTTGAGAGTAGAATCCGGTATCTGCCGGGAGTTCGCGGATGTGGTATTGAACGAAATGGAAGCCAGTGTCAGTGATGAAAGCCTGGATAAGATATTCAAGAACTCGATCAAAGATCTGAATGAGGAACTGCAGACAGGACTAGCCCTTGGTTCCTTTGTGATCAAACCGATCGGACCGGACAAGGTGGAATGCATCACTGCGGACCGGATCATACCGATTGAGTTTGGAGCTGATAAAAATCCGAGAGATATCGCATTTATTCAGGTGAAAAAAATGGCGGACACCAGATGGTACTTCCGCATAGAAAGACATACGCTTACACAGGCTGGGTTACTGATCGGCAACCGCGCCTTTGCCAGCAGTGACAGAGGTACCCTGGGACGCGAGGCAGATCTGTCGGATGTGGAAGAGTGGAAGGACCTTCCGCCCAGCATCCTGTATCCCGGCATGACGCAGATGGATTTCGGATATTTCCGGACACCGCTGGATAATAAGGTGGATTACTCTGCCTGCGGGGTATCGATCTACGAATCTGCGATCGAACTGATCAAGAAAGCAGACAGGCAGAGCGCGGGACTGGAATGGGAATTTGAATCCGGTGAGCGGGCGATCCATGTGGATGAGTCAGCAATCAAGCACGACCGAACGAAGAATGGCACCCTGCCGCAGCTGAATAAGAGACTGTACAGGGGACTCAATCTGGACAATGGAAATAATGGGGAGCTGTTCAAAGAATACTCTCCGGAATTCCGGGATGAACCGATCATCCGTGGACTGGAGCGGTATCTCCGCCAGATCGAATTCAACGTAGGTCTGGCTTACGGGGATCTGTCAGATGTGAACCATCAGGAGAAAACAGCTGCGGAAGTGCTTACCAGCAAAGCCCGCAAGTACAACCGGGTATCTGCCATCCAGAAGAATCTGAAAGACTGTCTGAGTGATCTGGTGGATGCTCTGGCGTTTTACAATGCCCGGTATACAACCGGCTATGAATTCTCCTGCACCTTTAATGACAGTATTCTGACGGATGAAGAGGCGGAACGGGCACAGGACCGGCAGGATGTAAACATAGGAGCCATGACGCTCCTGGAATACCGCATGAAGTGGTACAACGAGGAGGAGGCAGTAGCCAAGACGAAGATCGTAGCCGAGGATCGCCCGGCATTGGAGTGATAGAGGATGAATCCACAGGATATGGACAAGATGGCCGCTCAGATAGAGGGGCTGTTTTTTGACCTGCAGAACCGGCTGACTGCGGATATCGTCCGCCGGATCCAGAAGATGGATAAGGTCACAGCAACAGCGGACCTGCAGATCAACACGCTGTTACAGCTTGGGAATACTTCGGAAATCATCGAGGCAGAGTTGAAACGCACTACTGGATATTGCGATGCAAAGATCTGGGAACTGTATGACCAGGTGGTGGAAGATCAATACACCGCAAACCGGGATGTATACGAACAGATTAACACCAGGTACATTCCCTTTGAGGAAAATGAAGAACTGCAGGGATGGTACAATGCCGCAGTTTCCAGAAACATGGACGAGATACTGAATATTACACAGAGCTTGGGTTTTTATGTAAGTGCGGGTGTTGGGAGGAAGGTATTCACTCCGCTGAGCCAGATCTATACCGGGTACTTGAATGCGGCGGCTATGGATGTACTGACTGGAGCGCAGTCCTACAGTGCCGTTCTCCGGCGCGTATCGAAGGAAATGAGCGATTCAGGACTACAGTGGATAGAATATGCTACCGGGTATCACTGCAGAGCTACCACAGCCGCAAGGCGGGCCGTGCTGACCGGCGTTAATCAAATGAGCGCCCAGATCAATGAAAAGGTGGCGGAGGACCTGGAAACGCAGACCTTCGAGGTGACCTGGCATTCCGGTGCCAGAGATACCCATTGGTGGGGCGGCAGGGTGTACACAAAGAAGCAGTTGGTGAGCATATGCGGGCTTGGCAGCGTAGACGGTCTGTGTGGGGCAAACTGCCGGCACAGCTATCATGCCTTTATCCCAGGCATATCCGTCCGGACCTACACGGATGAACAACTGGATGAGTTGAACCGGAAAGAGAAGCAGACAAAAACCTGGAACGGCAAACAGTACAATGCTTATGAGGCAACAGCAAAACAGCGCGAGATGGAACGCAATATGCGGGCACAACGCGCCAATATCTGCAGTCTCAAATCCGGCGGCGCGGATCCGGATGATATCATGGCGGCACAGAGCCGGTATCTGAATCAGCTTCATAGTTATAAAGGCTTCTCAAAAGCGATGGGTATTGAGCCGGATCTGGAGCGGGTGTATGTGGACAGGCTTGGACGGGTGGTGACTGGAAATGGATTCAAAACCTATACAAAAGCACGAAAAACTGGTATAATTAGTGACAGGAACAAACTAAAAAGAGGAATCTATCCTGTCAAGAATGAGCAGATAGCAAGAATACAGGAAAACGAGCTTTCCGGTGTGAAATTTTCTTCGGAAATGAAATATAATGGCAGGATAGCGGGAAATGGGAAGACACAGATTGAATATTACCCGTGGGGTGCGTTTAAAAAAGTAAAAAGCATCGAAATCGGGAAACAGGAAAGAGACACGAAGGAAGCGTTAATGGATACTATGTTGCATGAAGAACTGGAAGTTCGGATCGCAAGGAAGTATAATATCAACGACCTTCCGTCTGATGCTGAAATACATAAGTACATCAATAGAGTGATACAGAGAATATTTAAAGCAAAGGGGTGGGATTATGACAAAGCCAGATAAAGACATTGATGAAATATTATGCTATGGTTCGGAGGAAGAAATCCGAAATGCTGTATGTCCAGATTGCGGAAAGCCTATAGAGTATATGTATTCAGAGGTTTCCAGAACACTGAGAATTACCTGCCCGACTTGTATGACAATGACTAGGATAACTGGTTGCAATAAACCAAACTGCGTCAAGTATAACAGTAAGACAGCATAAAAGACACAGAACGTACTCCGGTATCCTTCGGGACCGGAGTCTTTTAATTAAAATAGTGTAATACATGAAGAGGCAGTCTAGTGCAGGCTGTCTCTTTTGTATGCAATAAATTGGGATAGGCGTGGACACCCGTACAACGTGCGCAACCGTACCTTAATCACGGGGAGAGACCTCGACAATAATCGTAGACGAAAGGAAGGACGTAACTATGAAAAGAAAAGAACTGGAAGCAATGGGACTGGAAAAGGAGCAGGTTGATCAGATCATGACTCAGAACGGTGCTGACATCGAAGCGGCGAAGAAAGAATTGCAGGATCAGGTGACAACACTGACTACGGAAAAAGAGGAACTGCAGGGACAGTTGAATACCGCAAATGAAACTTTGAAAGGTTTCAAGGACGTGGATGTAAATGACCTGAGAAGACAGATCGACAAGCTGACGAATGACCTGGATCAGGCGAAAAAGGATGCGGATGCGCGTGTTGCGGATCTGACATTCCAGCAGACTCTCAAGGATGCCATTGTAGCTGCCAAGGGCAGAAGCACCAAGGCAATCATGGCAGAGCTGGATCTGGATACTCTGAGATCATCGAAAAACCAGAATGAGGATATCAAGGCGGCGATCGAAGCCTGCCAGAAGGAACATGATTTCCTGTTTGAGTCCAGTGAACCCATTAAAAACCCAGTCGGGGGTACCGACGGCGATCCGGCACCAAGCGGAGACAAAGCCACTACGGCTGCCATGAGAGCAGTTATGGGACTCCCATCAGAAAGTAAAGGAGAATAATAATTATGCCGAACAGTTTTGCATTACCCAAGAATTATATCAGCATGCTGGACGAGGTCTATAAGCTGGCTTCCGTTACAGCTGACTTAACTACAAACGACACTCTGGTACGCCAGGGGACCAATGTGGACGAGGTGGTGTATCCGCATCTGTCCGTAACCGGTCTCGGTGATTATGACCGTAATTCCGGCTATACGGATGGCTCCGTATCTCTGGAATGGAAAACCACGCGGTGCAACTATGACCGTGGCACAAAGATCCAGGTAGATGCGATGGATAACCAGGAATCCTTCAACCTTGCGTTTGGTGCGGTTGGTGCCGCCCTGCAAAGAGAAAAAGTAGCTCCAGAGGCGGATGCGTTTACATTTTCTCAGATCTGTGCGACCGATGGAATTACATCCCTGCAGGAAACCCTTGCCACGGGTGCGCAGTTTCTGGAGTCTCTGCTGACTGCCAAGACCAAGATGGATGAGGATGAAGTTCCGGAGGAGAACAGGATCCTGTATGTAACACCGACACTGCTCAATAGTGTCATGGCATTGGATACCACGAAATCCAGGGAAGCACTGGCAGCGTTTACCGTAAAAAAATCCGTACCACAGTCCCGGTTCTATACCGCGATCGATCTGCTGGACGGAAAGACTAGCGGAGAGGAAGCAGGTTTCTTCAAGAAGGCAGACGATGCGGCGGAGATCAACTTCATGATCGTCCATAAGCCTGCGATCATCAAGTATGATAAGCACATTGCCAGCGCGGTGATCTCTCCGGATCAGAACCAGTCTGCGGATGCTTACATGAGCAAATACCGTAAGTACGGACTTGTGGATGTGTATGCAAATAAGACCGCTGGCATCTATGTATCTCACAAATAGGAGGTAAGATTATGAGAAGAGTAGGAGTACCAAAAAAGACAAAAGCCCAGTTAACAGCCGAAGCAAAGAAGGCTGAGGAAGCAAAGAAGGCTGAGGAAGCAAAGAAGGAGTAGGAGGTGCCCGGCATGAACCCATATGCGAATTACATTTTTTACACTTCGACATACGGCGGGGATATTGTGCCGGAGTCGAAATGGCTGCGCGTAGCGATGAAAGCCTCGCAATATGTCAGAACCTTCACGTTTGACCAGGCGGATCCATCGGACAATCTGATCCGATGCGCTACCTGTGAAGTGGCGGATATGATCTACGGAAACATGATGGCGCTGAAGAACGGCCGGGAGATTGCAAGTGAGAACACAGACGGTTATTCCGTCAGCTATGCAGTTCCGGAGGGAACAACAGAGGACACAGAGCAGAAGAGAGCCGGTGAGATTATCCGGCACTATCTGTCCGGAACGAAATACTTGTACAGGGGGATTGATGGCAATGATTACGAATAGCAGCATGACAGTCTATCACTACGCCGCAGGAGCTTATGCCCGGACATTCTATCCGTCTGTACACTGGTATTCGAAGCGGATCTCCAATGTTACGGACAATGGGATAGCCGGTGCGGATATGATCAGCATCCGGATCCCGATGGAAGAAGTCCCAGACGGCGCGGTGATCCGTAAGAATGACATTGTTGTAAAGGGCGATCATTCGGCGATTGAGACGCTGGAGGACTTGATGGATGTGAACGATAAGGGGAAGGTGGCTGAGATCTCTGTGAACGAATACGGCTTGAATCCCCATATCCGTATAGGAGCGGAGGCGTAAGCATGGCAGTTACTACCGTGACATTCCATCTGGCATCTGCCGCCGAGATGATATCGAAGAAAGGCCTGGATCCAAACGGCCGGGCTCAGAGGTTTCTGACGCACCAGGCTAGGGCCTTAATGGATCCATATGTCCCTCTTCGAGCTGGACCATTAAAGAATACGGCTATAGAGAAAGCAACGGGAGTGACTTACGTCCAGCCATATGCCCGCAGGCAATATTACGAGCATAAGGGCAGCGGGATCCGCGGCCCTTACTGGGATAAGCGGATGTATGCTGCCAGGGGGCCGGAACTAATCAAGTCGGTGCAGACGTATATAAGGAGTATGTGATTATGACAATGAAGAAGAGAAGCACGGTGATGGGCGGGATTAAGGAGTATCTGGAACAGTGTCCGGCGATCGCTACCTATGTGGAGGCGCTGGGACGAGAGGTTAACGTGAATTACCTGGATGAGCCGGAAAAGAGTTACAGCATCTCCCAAGAGCCCAATGAGCCGTGGGTAAAGAAATATGTAGACGGTACCGGCATCAAGCTGATCACAGTAACATTTTCCAGCCGGGAGGCTTACGGCCCTGCCGTGATTGAAAACCTGCAGGTATGCGGGTTTTATGAAGAACTGGAGGAATGGATCGCGGAGAATAACCGGGAACGGAATTATCCGAATCTTGGAGAAAAGAAGAAGGCGATGGGCATCGCATTGGCAACAACGCCTTACCTGTTTGATACCAGTCGGACTAAGGCAAAGTATCAGGTGACTATTCAGATCAAGTATTATCAGGAGGTATAAAAGATGGCAATTAAAAGACGAATTGACTGGGCTGGTTATATCAATATCGGCACGAAGGACAAGCCAGAATTTGCGGTGATGGGAACCGGCTTCACGGAGCAGGGGGATTCTCCCAGCGCCCAGACAAGCGAAAAGCGCTATGTAAACATGAAAGGATCCACTAAAAACATTACGGGGTACGACTGGTCTTCTGCATTCACCGCGGATGACATTCCGGAGGAATCTGCGATCGCGTTTATTTACAATATCGGCGACAAGGAATTAACTGGAGACGAGGCATCCACCGAGTATGTAAAGGTCGATCTGCTTAAGAAGATTGGCGACTCCGGAACCGAGTATGAGGCGAAGAAGAGAACCGTAGCCGTAGAAGTGGCAGACTTTGCAGACAACGATGGCGAGATGCAGGTATCCGGAAACCTGCTGGCAAAAGACGATTGGATCGAGGGCAAATTTAATGTGGCAACAAAGACCTTTACGGAATCGGCGGAATCGACGGAATAGGAGGCAAGCGATGATTATCAATGGAGTAGAACTGGAATATGATTTCTTTGATCTGGAAAAGATGAAGAAGCATGATGAGGCGCTGGTGGAACTGCAGAAGGCAAACGCAAGGATCATGGAGTCTGAAAGCGATCCCTACCAGAAAATGACGGCGCAAATGGAGTGTATCGAACGGTTCTTTGATATCTTATTCGGCCATGGATCAGGTACGGCTATTTGCGGGAGCAACAACGTAAGGGAGCACCTTACGGCATTCCGGGAACTGGAAGAGGAAAAGAACAGGCAGTTGGATGAATGCAGGCAAATGGCCAAGGCCATTGCCGAGGCTGAGGTCCAGCATGCAAGGAAGCCTGCGCCAGCTGCTGGGAAACTATCGGTTCCCGCGCCTGAACTGAATCGAAGTTATGAGGATATTGTCGCAGGAATTGCGGAAAGGGCAAAAGATGAATCTGCTCGTTGATCACCTGCCTGATGCCATACAAGTAAGAGGCATAGAGGTCCCTATCAATACGGACTTCCGTGCCTCTATTTTGTACAATCTGGCAGTAGACAGGCAGACGGAGCCGGAAGATGTCCTGCGGGCTGCAGTTCTGCATTATGTTCCGGATATCCCGATTGGCCTGATCTGCCAGGAACTTTTCGAGAAATTGAATGAGTTCTACCTGGGTGGGAAAAACGAAGCCCAAAAGAAACAGGCAGAGAGGCTAAAAGGGCTGTCCAACGGGAAGCCGGGGTATTCGTTCGAGCTTGATGCGGATCTGATCCATGCGGCCTTCATGGGCCAGTACGGGATAGATCTGAATACAGTGAAGTATCTGCACTGGTGGAAATTCATGACGCTTTTTGGCGGCCTGAATGATAGTTGCGAAATTGTAAAGATTATTGGGTACCGGACCATGAAACTAGATAGCAAGATGAGCATGGAACAGAGAAAATATTATAAAAACCTGCAGCAAAGGTATGCGCTGCCGTCCAGGCAGAAGAAATCTGCCGAGATAAGAGAGATGGAGCAGATGCTGGTCGCAGGGACCTGGAGTGGTTAGGATGAAGAAAATCAAATGCACCAAGTGCAATCAGACGCTTCTTCTGGCCAGCGTGTGCCAGGGGGAGATCAAGTGCCATCGGTGCGGCACGATAAACAAAATTGACTATAACACAAAGGCAAGAGCCAACAGTCCTCACCGTTAGAGTAGGGGAGCGGCCTACTTTGGATCTATAAAAGGTAGGTGAGACTCTTGTCAGATGGCGGTAAGATCACGATCAAGACCGGGCTCGATAATTCCGGAATTGAAAAAGATCTGGCGGCGATGTCGTCGCTGATCAAAGGCAGCACGGCAGTCATAGGGGCTGCTATGGCGGCTGCCACGACAGCCGTGGTGGGATTCGGGAGCGCATATGAAACCAGCATGGCCAAGGCATCTACGCTGTTCGGCGATGTGGCGGTTGATACGGAAAATTTAAACGGCAAAATTTTAAGCCTGTCCGGATCCAGCGGAAAAGCGGCCTCAGAACTGAATGAGACCCTGTATCAGGCCCTGTCCGCCGGAGTGCCGGTAACAGAAGATATGGGGCAGGCGCTAAACGCAGTTGAGGCGGCGTCTAAACTGGCCACCAGCGGATTCACTACATCTGCCAGTGCCATTGATGTTATGACCACGGCTGCCAACGCCTATAGCGATGCCGGGTATGAGATGTCCGAGATTTCGGATATCCTGCTTATGACCCAAAATAAAGGCAAGACGACGGTCGACGAGCTGGCGTCTTCGCTTGGCCGGGTCCTGCCGGTGGCGTCAGCGTACTGCGTAAGCCTGGAAGATGTTGGCGCAGCGGAAGCGACCATGACAGCGAATGGTATTGCTACTGCCGAGTCCACGACTTATCTGAAGGGGATGCTGAACGAACTTGGAGACAGCGGAAGCGGCGTATCTAAAATCCTTCAGGAAAAGACAGGCATGGCCTTTGCCCAGCTGATGGAAGCGGGATACTCTCTTGGCGACGTGATGCAGATACTGCAGGATAGCGTAAATGGGGATGCCACGGCTTTTGCCAATCTCTGGAGCAGCCAGGAGGCGGGGGTTGGCGCTTTATCAATTGCCAATACCGGCGCCCAGGCTTATAACGAGACGCTAAAAGAAATGCAGAACAGTGCCGGGACAACAGAGGATGCGTACTCTAAGATGTCTGATACCCTTGAATTCAAGGGAAATCAGATGAAGGAGACCGCAAAGAATCTGGCCATCTCTGTGTATAACGACCTGGAAGAATCACTTAAGAATGCGGCAGATGTGGGGACATCCGCGCTGGAAGGCCTGCAGGCTGCATTAGGCAGCCCGGCATTTAAAAAATCTGCAGAGGCCGTGGCAGATGGAATTGGGGAGGTGGCGGAAGCGGCCGGAGACATCGCATCTACAATCCTGCCCATGCTTGGTAAGGTGCTGGTGAATGTCGGATCAAACCTTAAGACTTATGCGGCGCTTGCTCTGGCAGCGGTAGCGGCGACAAAAGCCTTTAGCGTTGCAAAAACGGCGGTTTCGATAGCAACAAAACTGGCTAATGCATATAGAAAAACAGCGGCCGCTATTGATGCCTATAATGTGGTACAGATAGCCTGTTGCGCGCAGGGCGTCGTGTCTAACGCGACTCTGACCGCAGGACAGGCTGTTGTTGGAATGCTAACCGGCAAGGTATCATTAGCGACAGCAGCGCAGACGCTTTGGAATGCCGTCATGTCGGCGAATCCGATAGGGCTGCTTGTCACCGGCGTGGCGGCGCTAGCAGCTGGTATAGCGGCATATACGGTCATAATGGATGAGTCCAAGAAAAAGAATTATGAACTGTCCGAGTCCCAGCAGAAGGTGCTTGACAAGGGCAATGAGACTATAGATGCGCTTAATGGCCAGCGAAGCGCAAGGGAAGAATCCATCCAGGCTATTGATCGGGAATATGCCGGATATGACGCTCTTCTGACGGAACTGCAGTCCATTACTGATGAAAACGGCAACGTCAAAGCAGGATATGAGGATCGGGCGAAGGTGATAACCGGCGAGCTTTCGAATGCTCTTGGTGTGGAAATCACGATGCTGGACGGACAGATCCAGAAATACGGCGAAGTGGTAGAAAGCATCAAGGAAGTGATTACGCAGAAAAAGGCAGAGGCCCTGCTGTCATCCATGCAGGATGATATGGCGAAGGCCTATGAGAATTCCACAAAAGCGCTTGAGTCGTACAAGGATGCTACGAAAGTAGCGGCAGATGCCAAGAAGAATCTCGAGGAAGCACAGGATAGAGTAAACAAGGTAGAGGAACAATGGGGGGACAGCACGGCCCCTGCAGCGGTGAAAGCGCAGACAGAAGCGAACAATGCCTTGGCAGATGCCCAGAAGGCATACGATGACGCATCGGCATCTATGCAGGGAGCCAAAAGTTCCTTGGAAGACCTGACCACGGAAGTAAACAATTATGACGCCTTGATGGAGGCGGTCGCGTCTGGCGATACGGCGAGGATTGAAGACGCGATGAACGCATTGATCACTTCCTACAGATCGTATACCTCCGAAGCGCTTGCGTCCTCCGAAGAAACCAGGAAATCCCTATATGATCAGGCGAATGGATATGCGGAGAACATTAAGTTGATCCAGGATGGAACCGTACAGGTAGCAGACAGCGTATACCAGGAGACTGCAAGAGCGGCGAGAAATACGCTTGACAATTTTAATCAGCTTCCGGGAGGCATTGCGGAAGGAATCCGGCAGATTGGGCCAGAAGCAGGCGCCGCATTGCTATCTGCCCTTGCGGACGCGGATTTGGACGGAAAACTGGATGCGGAAGGGAAACAGGATGTGCAAACCTTTATCGATAGTTTTTCCGGGCTTGATTCTGAGACTCAGGCGGTGTGGTCCCAGGCCTGGTATGGAGCATTAAAAGGCCTGGAAGGATTTGAGGAACTGGCGGATCCGGCGCAGGAGGGAGCGGAGACGTTCCTAGAATCCCTTAAGGCAGCGCTGGAGGTGCATAGCCCGTCCGCAGCCGTGGAAGCAATTTTTGCGCAGGTGTGGCCAGGAGCATCGCAGGGGCTGGATCAGGGCAAGGAAGAATTATCATCGAAAGGAAGCGGGGTAATCTCGGAATTTCTGGCAACGCTGGGAACGAGCGTATCCGGAGCCCAGGACATTGGCTCATCCATCATGTCTATGTTTGGCCTGGGCATATCTTCGCAGGCAGGAAACTCCCATGCCGCAGGCGCCGCAAATGCATCGGCAGCACAGGCAGGGGCGGGAAGCATTGATCCTTCAGGAATCGGTGGATTGTTTGGAACACTATTTGGGAGCGCCATATCAGGGGCTTCTGGAACGACTGGCGCGGCCGGCCTGCTGATTGCCACTGCTGCTCAGAAGGCAGCCGGCGGGGTAAACCCATCTAATGTCGGCCGGGCATTCACCTCAACCTTTGGCGGGGCTATCGGAGCATCAGGAATGCTTGCGAGTATTGCGGCCAAAGGCGTGGCGAGCACAGCCAAAGGTTCGCTGGAGTCCGTATCAACGGCTTCAAGCGGCAATATGTTCGGTTCTGGGTTCTCGGCTGGGATTAGGGCCATGGTCGGCAGCGCGGTGGACGCCGCCTCCAGCCTTGCATCCGCGGCATTGTCCACGATCAAGAATGTGCTGGATATCCACAGCCCGTCCAGGGCGACACGGAACTTTGGACGCCTGACCGGCGCAGGCCTGGCCCTTGGAATAGAAGACAAGATGGCAGAAATAAAGTCAGTAGCATCTAAACTATCTAGAGCAGCATTGGATGGCATGAATGTAGAAGCCCTGGCTACGAAGATGACGGCTGCCGTGAAGGAAAGCAATATTGCCACAAGTTCCGGTATTGCAGCAAACATAAGGCATACCGTAGAGAAGGAACAGGAAGATGGTAGCCGATTGGAAGAGCGCCTTGATAAGATGGTCAGCCAATTCATAGAAGCGCTTGGAAATTTGACCCTAAAGTACAAGGAAAGGGAAGTGGCAAGGATGGTGAAGGAGGTTATGAATTAATGAGCAGGATCAAGGATATATACTACGAAAACCATAACGGCGAGAAAATCTATCTTCTCGCCGCGCCTTACCGCCTCCAGACTGGCGATCTCTTTAACTGGTCCTGGGATTACGATTCCACTCTTGGCAAGAAAGGGGGCGTCATTACAGATTTTAGCAAGGGCATCCAGGAAAAAAGCGTTCTGCTTGGAGTAATGGCTGGAAATCAGATGACTTACGAAGAGGCTCTGGATCATTTTGCAGAGGTGACGGAAAAAGACATACTGGATAACAGTCCCGGCAAACTTTGGATCGGGGAGTATTATCTGTCGTGCTATGCGATCCAGTCAGATAAGGAAGAATGGGAATATTGCTGCGATGAGCTTGATAATACGGTTACCTTTGCGTCTCCATATCCGTATTGGGTAAAGGAAACAACCATGCTCTATAAAAAACAGGATCAGGAGGCGTATGAAACGGATCCTGATTATCCGCATGACTATCCGCGTGACTATCGGAGAGTTGCGGGAGTCGAGTATTTAAACAATGACCACTATGCCCCCTCCGATTTTGTCATGCGGATTTTTGGCCCATGCGTAAATCCGGAAGTGACAATAGCCGGGCATCTCTACAACGTCAATGTATCCATTGGAGATGGAGAGTATCTAGAGATTGACTCGCGTCAGGATCGGAGAAACCGGGCTATTATCCTGCACGGGATATACGGGACAGAAGATAACTGCTTTGGCAAAAGGAACGTCGACAGCAGCCCGTTCAAGAAGATACCTCCCGGAGTTCAAGTCCTGACCTGGCCAGCCGTATATGATATAGAGATTACCCTCCTGCAAGAAAGGAGCGAGCCAAAATGGACATGACATTCCTAATCGCGGACAGCAATCGATACGAGTTAGGGGAACTGGGATATACGGATGAATTAGATCTTGAGATGAACGGCGATGACAGCAAAAATAACGATTTCGAACTGGCCATAGCGCGTTCCAGCGACAGCCTCCGTCATATTGGGATTGGAGGCTATGTCTATGCGCCGGGCACTGCTTATGGCGGCTGCATTGAGGAGTCGGATGCTACCAGCAACGAGAAAGTAATATACTACCGAGGATTTAACTGGCTCGGCCTTCTGACCGCAGATGTGGTAGAGCCACCAGGCGGACAAGACTATCGAACCTTTTCTGGCGAGGCAAATGCATGCATTGCCGAGATGACAGAACATACGCTCGGAGGAATGTTTACCGCATCTACAGAAGACTCGGGAATTATAATCAAATCCTACCAGGCACGATATTGCACAGTACTGGAAGCATTGCAGAAAATGCTTAAGACGGCAGGCGCCAGGCTGAATATCGAGACAGTTCAGGAAGAAGGAATGTTTCGGATCCGTTTGTCGGCAGTCCCCATACGAAACCTATGCGAGGACGTGACCTACAATGAGGATAACCGAATTAATTTACGGATCCAGGATATGAGGTGGGGATTTAATCACCTCATCTGCCTAGGCCGTGGAGAGTTAAAGGATCGGCTTGTGGTACACCTGTATCTGCAGCCGAATGGCTCCGTAGGCCGTACCCAATATTATCAGGGATTCCGGGAGCGTAAAGCAATATATGATTATTCTTCGGCGCAGTCTGAAGAGGATCTGGTGGAAAAGGGAACAGAGAGGCTGCTTGATATCTGTAGCTATAAAAACATGGAAGTGACCGTAGAAGACGTAGATCTGGCCATTGGGGATATCGTAGGCGGAAAGGATATAGCCACAGGCGTATCCCTGCAAAAGCCGATTATCAAAAAGATCCTGAAACTGCAGAAGGGATCAGTAAGCATTGAATACAGAGTGGAAGGAGAAAACTAATATGGCAATGGAATTAGTAACCGGCTATGCCGGCAAGGCGCATGTGACATCCTATCAGGATGCCGCCATCCAAGCAGGCATAGTAGGCGTGGATAATGGAGTGCTAAGTTATGTGGGACAGGGCATGAAAGCCGTGGCTACAAGCGCAAACAATATCCGGATATATGACGGCGTGGCTCTGATTGGTGGGAAAGCGGTAGTTATTGATAGGGATACCTATCAGGATGTCGCTATCGCCAATGGTACAGTCGGCAAGTACAGGAATGATATTATCTACATCAAGTACACTAAGGACGCATTCACGGGAGTAGAAAGCGTAACCTTCGATGTAAAGCAAGGCGCGGCAGGGAACAGCGGGATAGATCCGGCACTCACTACAAATAACCTATACTCTACTGGTACGCTTACGAGCGAGATTCCCTTTAAGAGAGTAAGGCTGAATGGTTTGGCTATCGAGTCAGTGGAAAATATGCATGATAACGTACCATCGCTTACTGAACTAAATAGAAATTTTGTATTTAAGCGCCGAAACAGCAGCGAAGCGGGAATATGCACACCACACTACATCATGATTATGGGGACTAGCGTATTGCAAGGCGCAAATGCGGATTATAGACAATTGTTTTTGGCTTCGGACTTGCTGTCTAAGTTAAAATTCTATGATCCATCTATCAGCAATTTTGAAGCAGCAAAATGTGTCATCACTACCAATAACGGGGATGGAAACGCCGCTGCTATTCATTTCTATGCCCCAGAATGGTGGGGAAGTAATAATGCATATTTTCAGTATTTTTATCCCGCGACATCGTCCACGATACGAGTCAACTATTGTATCCATTATCTTAAACTATAGATTAATTAGGGGACTGAAAATATTACATAATTTAGCCGGAAAGGATTGTTGACCGCACCCACAAACTGTACAACGACGTTGTTGTCTTGGATTATTACTTTTTCGATTTTTGCGGAATTGGCATTATAATCACCGTTAATCACATGGGCTACATAATTACGGCCCTCGGGTAGGTCACCCTTAAGTACATATAACCCGTCCGGGGTTGTAATTATTTTTGAGCCACACTCAAGCACTTGCAAGCACGACAGATTATTTTTAGTGGCTTCCAAATTTCTATTTAGTTAACTTAATAATTTTAAAAAATAAGGAGGATCCTTAAATGAAACTTAGTTTTAAAGATGGAAAGGAACTAGAGGTTCAGGCAGTAGCCTTGGCCGGTGACTGTATTCGGATCAGCGTGATCAATCAGGTCTGCGAAAATCTGGTAGCCCTGTTTTCCGACGAAGAGAGGACGGCGAAGATTATAACGGATGATGGAAAGGTTTATGATGGATATACAAATTACCAGGGAATATCAGTAGCGCCTGCTATGATCTACACCGTGACGATGTATAAGGAGGGTAAAAGCATTGACCAGAGAATGACCGAGGTGGAGAAGCGCCAGGAAATTGCGGATGCAGCCCTGGAAGATCTGATATTAACAACATTAGCAATATAGAAAGGGGTGATGAGTTATGGCTGAATTTTTAGCTTACAGGATTTTAGATGGCAAGTTGGCTTTTGAAAAAGTGCCGAAGTGCCTTAAAGCAGACGTGAAAGCAGTATTGACGAACCTTGGCAATCCGGAACTTGCAAAAGGAAGTGAGGTAAATGAATAAAATGGACAAGGTATTTAACTGGGTTAGTATCGCCGGCGGGATCGTCGGCGGTTTTTTGTCCTATCACATGGGAGGATGGGACGTGATGCTTAAGACAATCGTGACACTAGCAATTCTTGATTATGCGACAGGGTGGCTCAAGGGTATCTACAATAAGCGGATGTCATCCGAAATTGGATTCAGGGGAATCTTGAAGAAGGCTCTAATGTTCATCGTTATTGCGCTCTCTTTTAAGATTCAGCAACTTATTGGCGGAACGATACCGCTGAGAGAAGTGGTGATTATGTTCTATATATGCAATGAGGCATTGAGCCTACTAGAAAATGCGGCAGAGTTCATACCGATACCGGAGAAACTTAAGGAAATATTATTGCAGTTAAGAGACAAGGATGGGGAGAATGGCGGTAGGGATAGCGCAGGCCGTTATTAACGGCCATTGTGCAGGGTGTTTTGGTAGCGGGGCTAAGCAGCGCTAAACAGACTGCAAAATAACTGAATAGAAAAGGAATATCAAGAGGGCTTGGAAACAGGCTCTCTTTTTATCGTGTTGTGCGACGTCGCACAGGAAGGAGAAAAATATGAATATAATTGAAACAAATTTACAGTTCAGGTCCCTGAGTTACAGAAGCAGGACTAACCGTCTTATTCTGCATCATGCAGATGCTAGTGTATACTCGCCGGAACAGATCCACCGGCTGCATTTACAGAATGGCTGGTCCGGAGCAGGATATCATTTTGAAGTTAGAAAAGATGGGTCGATTTACAGGTTACGGCCTGAAGGGGCAGTAGGTGCCCACGCTTCTGGAAGCAACTCTGACAGTATCGGTATCTGCTTTGAAGGAGATTATGATGTAGAAATTATGCCGGATGTGCAGAAACAGGCCGGGAAAGAGCTAGTAGCCTGGTTAAAAGGCAAGTACGGCGTCAGTAAAGTGCAAGCCCACAGAGATGTATGCGCAACTGCCTGCCCCGGCGCAAAGTTCCCATTTGCGGAGATTGCTGGAGCAAGCGGCAGTGTATCAGTTACAACCTCACAGCCGGTGCAGGTATCAGGGGAGATTGCAGAGTTGCAGAATGAGTGTAATGTTCAGGGGTTTTCTTCCCAGAAGGTAGATAATATACCGGGACCGATCACCTTGGCCGGATGTCCCATGCTTAAGAAGGGGGCTCAGGGTAATATTACCAGATGGGTACAGAGAAAACTAAATGCACTTGGTTTCAATTGTGGATCTGTAGATGGTGTCTTTGGCGTAAAGACAAAAGCGGCAATTATGGCATTTCAGCGGGCAATGGGGCTCATTGTGGATGGCATTGTTGGACCAAAGACTTGGAGCAAGCTGCTGGGATTATCATAACAGCATCATCAAGGCCCCGGGGCGTCAAAACTCCGGGGCCTATTTCGTGTGATATTTCGTGTTGCATCGTGTTGCATATGGGTATGTTTTCTTAGCCAAAAATGAAACATGTTCTATAACTGTAAAATCCGCAAGTCCAGTATTTTCAAGGGCTTGCGGATCCACGGAAGGAAATAAAAAATGGAGTATACGGGACTTGAACCCGTGACCTCCACACTGCCAGTGTGGCGCGCTCCCAACTGCGCTAATACCCCATACCGAGATTATAGCATGGAAACTGGCAGATGAAAAGCAGTAATTTTA